AGGTAGTGTCGCGGGATTACTGAACTTAGTACCAAAGCCACTAGCTGACCATGGGTAAGCAGATACGAACGGTCTTGAGCTATGACCTACAGCTATCTCAGTCCCAGCAGGTGAGAATGCTACACCATATCCTACGCCTGTAGGTAGTGTCGCGGGATTACTGAACTTAGTACCAAAGCCACTAGCTGACCATGGGTAAGCAGATACGAACGGTGTTGTAGCGTGGGCTACAGCTATATAGGCTGTGGGCGTTACTACTGCTCCGCCTGTTGTTGCTTTTCTAAACAGCATTATCTTACCACCTTACCGTAGATAGTTGTCCCTGCGTCACGAGTCCATAAATACACCCAATCGGTGCCTGAGGTTTGTAGTGTTACACCATTGGACGCGAAAGTTGTTGTCGTCGTGCCATTGCTTTTTATCCAGTTCACCGTTAGCCATGTAATTGTTGATGCACCTAAATTAACCCCTTCGATGAGAAACTCACTTAAATTGCCTGTTGGCGACCAGTTCGTAATCGTTAGTGTCTGTGCGCCTGTGTTTGGTGTCCAGCGTTGGTGCTGTCCATTGGTATAATCTAAGGCGTTTGTCGTACCGCTGTTGTAGTAGGTGTAACCAAAATCTTTTAACATTGCTCTTGAGAGTATCCCATCGAGCATAGAGGTGTTGCCTGAAGCGTCAAAATACAGAGCTTTGCCTGCTGGGTACGTCACAAACACATCTTTTGTTCCTGCACTGAACGTTACTAGGCTTCCTACATTAGATGACGAGATAATGGTGTCACGGCTTAGGGTATTACCCGCGCTGGTGTATGTCCCGATACCTACTTCCCAACTAGCTCCGCTTTGGTCAGCGATGGTGTAGTAACAGGTGTTTGCGTTGCCTACTGCCGTTGAGAAGGTTTGGAAGCCTACTGCTGCTCCTGCTAGACTTATTGCTCCCGTACCTGTGGTTGTGGTGGATTCTTTAACCCTATCTGCTAGTACAAGAGCCATAAATTATACGCTCGCGGTGAATACTACTAAAATGGTATCACCTGAAATCACTGAACGGTTGCCGCCTGTGAAACTACCCGCAGAATATAAGATACCTGTTGTCGTAGCGCGTACTTGCGTTTGAGTCAAAATAGCCCCTGCGATAGTCGCTGTACCACTGATACTGAACGAGGTTGATGTTGATGCTTTAGAACCTGACGCTGCGGCGTTCCATGCTACCGTGATACGGTTTGTGCCTGAGTATGACGTGTTTTCTGTCCAACCTGCGTGTGAAGCCAAGGTGTCTGCTGCATTATATGTAGGCGTTGATGCGCCGTCTACTAAGCCCATATACCAACCCGCTGTGTATGCTGAACCTGCAAAGTATTTATCTAAGAGGTCATTTTTACCCACAGTCACTACAAGATTCTCAATAGCATCTTCCCACGCTACCGCGCCGTCACGCATACAGATTACGTCATAATGCCCTTTAACTTGGACTGTTTCATGCGCGTCACCTGAACGGATAAGAGTTGCGCCCGTGGTTTCTGTGATATTTAATTTTTCTGTTGTCATGTTGTTCTCTAATTAGAGCTTCGTATTAAAGCTGTGGTAGCTGTGTTAGCAGGTAGGGTTATGGTAAACGTTCCAGTAGCTGTTTTATCTGAACCAAAATCAAGTACCGCTATGGCTTTGTTGCCTTTGGACGCATTGTATATCAAAGCTGCGCGTGCTGTAAAATTCGCGCTGCTCCACACAGGATTATCAAAACTTACATACGCTGTATAGTCACTTGAACCTATGGTTAGCCCATGAATGATATTACCCCCTGCGGTGTAACCAGTGCCAGCTACTTCGCCTACATATGAATAGGTTGTTGTGTTTTGGTCTAAGTTGGCTGCAGAGGTGAATAGCGCGATGTATATGGTGTCTGTTACCAGATTATGTGTTCCGCTGTAGAGTTCCGCTTTGAATGAGGTACATTGGGTTTGAACTATCATTGTACAGGAAACCTCACTTGTCCTGAGCGATAGGAATCGCGTCTATCTTTACCATCACCTAGCTGTTTCAATAATGCCATTGCTTCGGTGTACTGCTGTCTATAGGCTGCCATTAGTTCTGGTGTGCCTTTCATAAAGATGTAGGCTTCAGTGATTGAGCCGTAGAGCAGTGCGGAATCGAATGTTTCACCTAACCATGTAGAACTCGCAGTTACGATAGACTCAGGGTAGGCAAAGTAATGAAGCTCTGCTGAGTAATCTGCGTCAGGCGTTGGCGCGACAATAAACGTCAAATATAAGTCGTTGTCCGAGCGTGGTCCAAACAGCGCGTAATACCGTGGTTCGCCTTCTGTTGTTGCCAATGGGTAGGCTTCGCGTAGATAATTGACATCTTTGTTAAGTAGGTAACTGTAATTTCCACTTGTATCTACCGCTGCTAAGGAATGCACTGCCATTAAATCTGTTGGACACTGCAAATACTTGTCATGCGCGGAGAGTGTACCTGTGACATTTTTTCGTAAATCAGGTAACTGAATAGTGTTGTATATCCGCTGCTCAGTCTGCTGAATGAACGTATTGAGTTGGTCAACGGTAAAACTATTCTCTGTGTAGTCCTGAATAGCTGTGCATAACTCGGCGTAGGTCATGGTTTAACCCATTGGTCCACGAGCTTTGGTGCCTTTAGTCGCTGCGCCACACCCACGAATTTTGATACCTGATGTCTTAGTTTCGCCCGATTTGTCCATAGCTTCAGGGGCTTTACTACCAATAGCAATCATAATTGCCAACCCTTGCGGTTTTTTATTTGTTTCTTTCATGTGGTTTCTCACGATATGGTGACTGTACCAATAGCTGTTTTTGCTACTAGATTGTTTGGTGTTATGCCAGAATCAATACCTCTTGCTCCGCCTACAGGGTACCAACCCCACTGAATATCTCTACTGGACACTACAGCGTTATCAGGTCTTGGTTCTCTTAGAGCTTGTGGGTCAATAACAGGGTACATTCCTACGCGTAACTGCGGGTGGTCAGGCTCCCAACAACTTTTACATACTTTGATGTTAGTTTGGTTGAGTTTGATGGTGAGCTTTTTTAACTCACGATATTTAGTACGCTGACCGCATCTATCGCAGTAGGCATTAGAATTCTTACCTGAAGCGAACTTAGTAGCCATACCCTACTCGTGGGACTGCTCTAAACGAGGCTTTTTCTCTATCTTCCTGTAACGCTATGTCTAACTGACCTGCGTAGTCATTTTGCAGCATAGATAAACGGTTTGGGTCGATAGTGACTTGCTTTTGATACACATAATAGGCTAGACCTGCGATAAGCGCGTTAAGTAAGCGAAATGGAATATCTTGACCATTTACTGCGTTACCAACATCTTGGAGTCTACGCAACCGCCAATAAACTAAATAATACCCTGTCTGGTTAGGTGCGGGGTAAAGATTCACTTGTGGCGACTGTACTGTGTCGTCTGCGTTTGTCGCGCCGCTTTGCCTGTCTATCCATATCTGTACGGGTCTGCCTGTAGCGTTCTTATTTGGAATCGTAGCATACGTTGAAGCCGATATACGGCTGATATTGATGTCTGTTTGGGTTGAACCACTACCTGTTCTAATAACATGGTCAAGCAAATCAATGGTATCAACAGGCAAATCATAAGTAATCTGCCCAGAAACAAGGGGGATAACTCCCTCCTCAATAGTCCACAAGTTGATACCACGGTTTGCCCACTCAATAGTCAACAGGTTAAGCGACCGCCTAGCTGTACGAAAGTCATATCCTGACCGTACTTCAGACCCACAACGCTCGTAGGCTTCTTCAATGATGTCACCTAAATCGAGATTAAATGTCGCTGTACCTGTTAGTTTCATTAGATATATTTCCCGCGTGTTCTACCAGTGCGCTCTGCACCATGACCACGAACACTTCCGCCCGTTTTCATGCACTTTGCTTTACCACCTTTCTTGAAGGCTTCTGCGCCTACTGGTAGTTCATCACCTGAGTATGCTTGCGCTTGCTCTGCTTTCCATGAATCATACGCTGCTTGGCGTGAGGCTCTGCTTGCTGCTGATTCTGTAGGTCTACTTACTGCTTTTTTAGCTGGTGCTGGTGCTGCTTTTTTGGTCGCGGGTTTTGTTGTTGGTTTTGATACAGGCTTACTTTCTGTAGCTACACTTTCAGACTTATTAGCTTTAAACGATGTTTCTCTTGGTACACCATCATCACCCATAGTCATCGTATTGCTTGGTCTTTGCGCTGTTGAACCTGAGTATGGTTTATACCCTGAACCGCCAGTAGCAGGTCTGTTTGCTGGTCGGCTTTGCCCTGGTAATGTCATTGACGCGTTACGTCCACCTAACCTGTCGTCTGCGTTACTCATAGCTTCGCTAATTGTTGGAGGTTTGCCCATAGAGTACCCTTCATCTGACATACCACCACTAGCCATCTTTTTAACTTTTCCGCCTTTTTTCATCTTAGCTTTCTCGCTTTCTTCACCCATCGCGTACTGCTTAGGGGTTAGCTTTCCTGACTTGATAGCTTTGGCTTCGTTGAGTTCTTCTTTATAGGTTTCTTTACCTTTGAACAATTTACTCGGTTTTTTCATCTCGCCACCTGTTTTGAATTTTTTGCCTTTGTCCGCGTTGACGAACTCTCGCCCCACGCTTGTGGAAACACCCACACGTTTAGCTGCTTTTGGGTCATGTGCTACCATCTCCATAAAACGGTGCTGTTTAGCCGATTTACTAGGCATTAGTCTGTTGCTCGTGTTTTGGTCATGTTATGACCTCTAGCATATAAACTGTCTATGCGTTCATGCACGCGCGTAAAAACATCATCTATATCGCCTTTTAAATCTTCTCTCAGTCCTGCTAACATAATGTCCATATCTGAGCGTTTAATACTGGTTTGTTTCAAAATCTCAATCTCAGTTCTATGTTCATTAAGGCGTTCACACTGAGCATCTAAGCGTGATGTGTTCGTTTTATGTTTATCATTTAGGTCGTCTATTTTAGCTAGTGCCATAGATTTAACCGCATTGATAAACCACGCTAAGATACCTATAAATGTGCCTATTGCTAACTCAACCATAGGGAGTGACTCCGTGTCTAAATTAATTCCATCGTGCATCATAATGCCGCCACAACCATAGCCCCTGCTTCCATAGGCTCGTATCGGATATAGTGCTTCCATGTGCCTGTAGTTGAACCTACGCTAACAATTAAGTTAATCGTGCTGCCTCCAGGTACGCGAATAGCACCCCAAGGAAACGCGCCAACACCGCTTGCAGTCGTTATCACAGGTGCGTTTGCTACTGAACCTAACTGTAATAATACGCTTGTTCCTACTACTTTACTCGCTAATGTCGTGGTTGCTGCTGATATTGTCTGTGATGTTGCTGTAGCTGTGTTTGTGACGTTGTACTGAATAAGCGTGGCTGTTGCGTCATTCGCTGTATAGCATTCAGAGGCTAAAGCATAGATAAGTACATCACCTGTGGTAGTGAACAATACATCGCCGTTCACCATAGCTTTCGCGCCTGTTTTAGCAACGTGGTCTGTGTTATCAATAATTGATGTAGCACCCATTAGACACCTACCGTTAAAGACAAGTCTGACACTGTCCCAGAACTCACTGATACCGCGCAGTAGATATAAGCCCAATTAGCTGCTGTAATGGCTGCGCCTGACGAATCAGGACCTGCTGTCCATACTGACCCACCTAAGACTGTGGTAGCGATTAAAACCCCACCTGTTGTAGCTGTAGCCTGTGTCATTGGTGTAATTATATTAACTTGCGGAGCTGTATTTGAGCCATACCAGTTAATTGTCACTGTTGAGTTGGTAGGGATATTACCGCATTTAGCTTGCACTGTACGGGTAGGTGATGACATTAACTGTCGTGTGATGTGTGTGTATCCTGAGCTGGTGAGTGGAACGCCCGTTAGGGCGACCACGCTAGGATTATATCTTGTATAAGACATATCCGTTACCTACTATGCGGTGAATGAAGTCGGTGTATATGTGCCGTCAGCTAAACGAACTGCGTATTCAATCAATAATGTACCTGCGCCGCCTGTTACCGCTGCTGTGGTGTATGTGATGATAGCGTCTGTTGTGCCTACGTTGGCTAATAACCCTGCGGCTGTTGCGCCTGTACCTGATAACGTCAAACCAAATACACCTGCTGTACCTGAAATGGTAGTTGCTGCGGTAATATCTGTGCCATTAAGAGATAGTTTAATCGTCGCTGTTGAGCCTGTGGTTACTGTAGTTGTTGCGTAGAACTGTGCGCCGATGATGATTGCACCAGCGGGTAACACGAATGCTCTGGTAGCTGTGGTTGCCGCTGCGAGTTCTGCTGCTGTGATGTTGTCTACTTGTGCGGCAACTGTTGTGCCTAAGTTACGAATAGTACCTGCTGTAGTGCCTGTGGTGTCTTTTTGTGTGCCGACGAGCCAAGGACCTAAGTGTGTTGATAAACCCATGATGAAACCTCACTGAGAATACGCTGTCTGTGAATGTCCGCTAGGTCGGTCAGCGCAAATATAGAATTTACCTAGAATATATGCGCGTTATACATGAGTTAGGTGTTGTTTTCAAGCGTTAAAAAGCCCATAAATATCTGGCTAGAAATAAATATGGGCTAGTCTTTTAACTCTAAAGGAATTTACTATGCGCGATAAGCATAACTCATGTGATGATTCTCGTCAAGATAGCTACATGGTTTTGGCAATGAGTACCATGTGATTTATATCTCTAATCAATTTCATTTTCAACATGGTCATTAACTGATTTTCTATGGTATCTCTACGTTTCAGCTCTTGGTATGTTGCTGTATTCCACGACCCCCCAGTAGGGCTTACATTTTCTTTAACCGCTATAGCCACACGGATGTAGTAGTGTTTGGAGTTCGCAGCGTCTTTTACTAACTCCTGCTCAATCATCATATTTAGAGCTTTAAACGAATCCCCACTGTCATCACGCCACTCTAGCAGTTTACCTTCAATCAGTATGTCAAACATCTTAACTTTGAAATCTGCGTCCATTCTGGAAGCCGCATCTAACAGCAGGTAGATATGCGCCCACGTCCCACCACCGTGCCGCCCCCTTTTTGTTCTAATTAACTCTGACTCAATCGTTGCTACCCTACCATTTTCTAATTGTGCCGATTCGGCAGTTTTAGATTCCAGCCCGTACTTTCTCTCTAGGGCTTGAACCAGCTCAAGTGTTTCTGGTGAGCGTAGGTAATGCGACATTAGTAACGGGTTTAGTCCTTTAGCTTCCCTGATTGAATTCCCGATTGCCCAAAGTTCTGTTAGGCTGCCCATTTTGGTTTTGTGTTCAATCTCCAAAGACTTGCCATCAAAGTCTAAGGTCATTACTTGGTTTGTTTTCATGTCTGTATCTCTAATTAGTTAATGGAAATATAATTCTACCAACTATTTAAAATATGTCAAACAAAAGGAAGCCCTCACGAGGAGGGCTTCCTTAACTACTTGATTTACCTGACGTTTATTAGCTCGCGCCTGGGGAACCGTAGATACCTAAACTATCTGACCAACCAAAGCTGTATCTTTCCCGTGACTTAAATCTTGAGTTGCCGCTGTCAAAATCTTGGTCCATTGATGTTTTTAACGGTGAGCGAACAAAGTGCTTCATACCATTAGGCACGTCAGTGGTTAAGAACCAAGCGTTATTGTCTGTCAAGAAGTTGTTGACAGTGTAACCTTCGGGAATTGCGCCGTTATTTTTCAATGCGTTCAAGTCATTGTCGGCTGTGCCTACACGACCTTCAGTTTCTAACAAACGGGTTGCCACGAATTGTAACGCAGGTGGAACAATCAATTTACGCGGTTTAGCTGCAATCAACAAGCCACGTTCATCTGTCCAACCAGCGATTTGGATAACAGCCGCTTCTAATGAAGTTTCGTTTAAATCCGCCGCAGTTGTCGGTGTGTTTGAGTTTGTCGCGCCATTCACTAATGGGTGCGATGTTGAGAATAATGATACACCATCACCACCTGTATAAGCAGCATTGAAGCCGTTATTTAGTGGGGCGACTGCTTTGATTTGTTTGGTGTATGCCATAGCACGCGCCAATGCTTTTGTGTAACGGGCTGACAATGAGTCATACAAGTTATCTTCGATAGCTTCTTCAGTTAAGCTGAAGCCCAAAGCGATAGTTTCGTGGTTGTATCTAGCTGTCCACGCTTCTTGACCTGCGTCATACGAGATAGCACTGCCCTCAGCTTTAACTGGGGCTGCTGAGAAACCTGATAATTTTGTTTCTTCTTCAAATGAACGCTCAGAGGTTTCGATGTCATAAATTTCTTTATGTTGTTCGTCGTAGCGTTTGTATTCCAAACCAAACAATGCGTTCAGTCCTGGTAATAGTTCTTTTAATAACTGACTTCTTGAAATAGCTGCCATGTTTTATGCTCCTTATGCAACGTAGTAACGGTGTGCGCCAAATGTTGCTTTCACATACACTTCAGGCGTTTGTACCAATACTAATGGGTTAGTTGACGCGATAGTCGCGGTTGATGCTGTCACAGTCAATGCTTGCGAAGTAGCCGAAGATACTGTCGCTGCTGTTGATACTACTGAGCCTGTGAACTGTAACTGACCATTAACGCTTTGGAACACGTCAGTACCTACAGGAATAACTTGACCTACCGTCAAACCTGAAACAGTCAATGTTGTTGTATCTGTACCTGACACATAAGTCGCCGAAGATTTGATTTGACCTTCTGGTGCTAATGCCAATACACGGAAGTTACCTGTAGACGATGAACCTGCGACAACACCACCTGCTGAGTTACCTGTAGAGGTTGAACCTGTAGATGTGTTACCTGCCATGTTTTGACCAACTAACAATGAAGATGCAGAGGCGATAGTCGCTGTACCTGCTGCTGTTACAACAGCGGCTTTCATAATTAAGTCTGGGTCATCCGCTACAACTGCTACGATGTCACCTGCTAACGTGTTAGCTGGGTAATACTGTGAGTAACGTTTTTGTTTTGTTACTGGGTCTGTGAACGAACAACCTAAAAATACACCTACTGCCGCGTTACCCGCGATAGTGTTAGCTAAGATAGTCGTATAACCACTTGATAACTGTACATAGTCACCGTGGAAGATACCTGTACCATAGTTGTAGGCGATTGGGAATTCGCGTGTCGAGCCTGTGTAGACCTGACCCCCGATAAGATTTACGGGGTTAAACCCGTAAGGTGCTGCCACTGTTGGATAAGCCATCATTTACTCCGTTAAGAAATTAAATACCTTTGCCAAATGATGTTTTCGATTCGCGTTCTCTAAAGATAGGCATACGAGCATCGCTCTGGCGTAATAAGCTATTATCTACAGCATCTACTTGGGCTTGTGTTTGGTTTTCGTAATGCGCGTTACGCTGTGTGACAAACTCAGTAGGTGTCTTGCATAATAATAGTCCGCCGACTTCTATGTTATCGCTAAAGCGACTATTTGGGTCAACTAGCAGTTGGAACTGAGGTTGTTCCTCAATTTTTACTGGTTCCCATCCTTCTCTGAGTTTGGCAGATAAGTTACGCGGGTCTGCGTTGTTTAGGGTTGCTACGCGAATCCATCTGTAGGAATAACCTGCTTGTTTGTCAGGTTCTGGTAAGAGTTCAGGTTGTTGCCACTGCTTAGGGCGTTCCTGTGTTGCTCTAACTTCAATTTCGCGGGATACTCGTGTGTTCTCAGCCATTATTTACTCTCCAATTTAATAACTTCTTTTGCGTACTGTTCTGGTGTCAATCCGAATTTTTTTGCTAATGCGACTTGACTTTGGGTAAGTCTAACTTTGTTTGGTGAAGTTGACCGTGATGCTGAAGCTACAACTGAGGAGGATTTGCGCTGTTTCTGGGGTAGGACTTTTGAAATCCTATTATCTAAGGCTGCGTAGTATTCGTCACTTCCACCTGTATATCCTTCTTGGATTAAAGTTTCGTGTAAGCCTAAAGCATAACCACGAAGTTCTCTATTATCCTTAAACCATGGGTTGCGTTCTTGCCACAACAAAGCTCTCTGGTCGGGTTGAATACTGGGTTGTTGTCTACTGTGCAACTGCTGTTGTGCGATTTGTACATCATTCTCAGGTGTTTGTAAAGTACCTAGCTGCATATTATGTGAGCGAATAACCTTGATGTTAGCCATCTGCATTCGTTCTTGTGCATCAACTAACCCGTCAGAGTCACCTTGTTCGTAGGCTTCTTTATAGGCGCGTCTAGCTTGTTCCAACTCCATATTAGCTGAATGCTGTACAGTGCTGACGTATTCTTTTTCACTTGAGCTGATTACTGCGTTGATGCGTTTATTTTCTTCCAATAACCGTTGGGCTAAACCTACTGCTTCATTGGCTTCGCGTTGTACTTTTTCTTTTTCGCGGCGTTCATCGTGCCAGACCTTTCTCATTTGCTTGAGCTTTTCTTTGGTCTTAACATCATAATTGTCTAATTCGTCTGCTTCTAATTCTTCGACGATTGGGCGGGGCATGGGTTCACGACCCCTGTCCTCCTCTGGGGTATCGTCCTCAATCTCGATTTCAAACTCATTTTCTTCTGCTTCGTCTGGGAAGCGGTATTCATCTTGGTCTAATGCCATTATTTGTTCCTTTTTGTGGGAGGGTTATTTTCTTCTAATACAGCGCGGGTCGAGAACTACTGCTTCTACAGTATCGTCATTGATGACTCTGAACTCTTTGTCATGTATCACCAAGCGGCTGCCTGAGTGCGGACGTACTAAAATAAAATCGCCTTCTTTACACCACGCGCCTGTCGGGAATTTCTTCTCGTCTTTATAGCAATCAGGACCTAGCGAAACTACATAGAGTACAGTGGTCAGTGTTTCTTCATTTTGACGGGTAATATCTGCTTTGAGTAAGACTGACTCGTCAAATTTTGCGTCCATTTCAGGAATCGCGCATAGGATACGGTACCCTGACGGTTGGGGTAATTGTGATGCTTTATCTTGAGTTTCTTGTGTACTCATGTTTTCCTCTTAGATTACTGCTGCTTCAATTACGTCTACAGCGACTTGGGTTGCTACGTCTTGAACTACTGGGTTTTCTACTACAGCTTCAACCACTTTTGCGGCTTTTTTAGCTACTTTTTTAGCTACTTTTTTAGCTACTTTTTTCACGCCTTTTTCTGCTTTATGTGAAGCATTATTGATTTGGTGGTTAATCGTTGTCATCGTATTGTTCCATTTGGTCTTTTAGGTCTAATAAATATCCACGAGCGATGAGCAGACCTTGAATCTCACCGCATAAGAATTTGTACTCCTCAAACGAAGGTACTTTGTTACCGCAGACAGCTTCTTGAAGCTGCTGCGATTTTTCGTCAATGTTTTTTACTGCGATGTCAAGCGTTTTCATCTGCCCCTTCTGGTGGTGCTAAGTCTTGCACAGGTACGCCTTGCTCCATTACCTGTGGGTTTTTCTGCGCTCTACTATACGCACCTTGTAGTGCCTCGTGTCCGTACTTGATAGCATTATCACGAGTTTTATCTGTGCGGTTGATATGCGCTTGGAAGCCTTGATGGGCGACATTTACCTTGTGCATATCTTTCTTACCTGTCATGTCAGCGGCGTTTTTCAGCGTGTTGACCATCAAAGTTTTCTGATTATGTTGGTTTCTAGCTGTCATGTCAGCGGCTGTTTTCAACGTGTCTACTTTCAGTTTTTTCTCTGACGTTTGTGCTTTGACCAATAATGCTGCTTGCGCTTGTTCTGCGCTTATTTGCTGACCTGATAATGCCACACCTGCTACGCTACTAATACGTTCACGTTCAACCTGCAACTTAGCTTGTTCCAACGCCATATCCGCTTGGTCTTTAGCTTCTTTGCGCTTCTGCTCTGCGGCTTTAATCTGTAACTCTTGCATCTGCATCTGAATTATAGGGTCTTTCGCTTGCTCTTGCGCTTTGTTTTGCGCTGCTTGTTTCATGTTTTGCTGTGTCAACTGCTGTGCTGCTTGGGCTAACACTGGGCTTAGGTTTGCTTCCACTTCAGGGTCTAAGTGAATATCATCACCTGCTTCATCTGTTTGTGGTGGTAACGCCATACCGAGTTGTTGTTCCATATCTTTACGGTATTGGAAGCCTAAATGCTCTGCGATATGTGCCATTCCTGCTGCTTGGATAGCAGGTAACATCGGGTTGCCTTGCAACGCGCCCATCAATTTCGGGTCGCGCATCGCACTCATGTGAACAGCAATATGCGCTTGGTGGTCTTGATTAACAAAGGCTTTCACAGGACGAGTTTTCAGAATGTTCTGGTTCTCTGTCACTGGGTCTACAGGTTTCAAGTCCTCTGGCATTGGTACTAATTTCTGTGCGTCTTTAATGCCTAACACATCAAGCATCTGGCGGTGCAATAGCGGTAGATTGTATAACTGTGGTGCGCCTTGAGCTAATTGCAGTGCTGCTTGGTACTGAACAATCTTTTGCGCCATCGTACTGGCGTTAGGGTCAGATACAGGGATAACATCAATGTTTTTATAATCAGAACGTTTAGCTTTGCGACTACCTTCATCAGGTTCGTAGTTATAATCAGCAGGTGCATATTCAGCAATAATCCCTTTAAGTAGACGTAATTCTTGGCGCATGGAGTAATGAATTCGCGCTTGAACCGCTGACATTACTTTGAGTGTGCGTTCTAAGATAGCTAATGTCGTTCCAACAGGTGCTTGACCACTCATATCTGAAATCTGTAAATCTGCTGCGTTAGCAAACCTACGTCCTTCTTCAACAATTTGATTCAGCAATGCCATCAACACTTGGCTTGGTTCTTTATAGGGTAGTGGCATTAAATTGTCACGGATAGTACCTGATGGTACATCTACGTCACGCCATTCACCTGGAGCAATCGGTGTGTCATCACCTTTAACCCTTAACCCTCTCGCTTTGAATCCGCCTGGAAGATTAGACAATGTACCCGCGTCAACGAGTTGACGAATAAGCGAGGTGCCAGACTTAGCAAATGCGCCGACCAAATGAATAAGACCGAAACAGTAAAAACCAAAACCAGGCACATAGCCATAATGAACGAAATGCTGACGTTTTTTATTTGCTGTATCATCTTCTTCCCAGTTACGTCTGATAGCTAAAATTGTGCGCGTACTTTTCTCGATGGTTACTACATACGGTAGTGCAATGCCTGTTGGTTCACCTGCGTCATCAAGATGTTCAAACCCTTCTAAGTCCAACTCAACGTGCATCTCCAAGATTTTGAATCGGTTGTCAGATGTCGCGTTGAAGCCCATCTTTTCTGCGATTTTCTTCTCTACATCGTCCAAATAGTTAGCAGGTTCACCTAAATCTACATCGCTATAGAACCCAGCGACTTGCAATCTACGGAGTTCGTTCTCTGTTTTACGCATTACATGAGTGACACGCGGCGCGGTTTCGATATTGCTTGCGCCATAAGGTACCACTAAATCTTCAGCAGGGATAAACAATGACACCTGACGGTCTAATGACGGGTCAAAATACACTTTCTTGAAGGCATTACCTGATAATCCCAAACCCCATAACATTCGTTCATGCTCAGGGCGATACTCCGTCATCACTTCGAGGAGTTGGTAGTTCATATCTTCTTCAACACGCGCTGCTGCGGCTTTCTTATCAGCCGTTTCTTTTCCAATAAGCTGCGTTCTTACACAACCACCAGCAGGAAATGAAGCCATCATGGTTTCAGCTTGGAATTTAACCAATGCTTCGCTTAGTAGCGGGTGATACACCCCACACGCACCTTCCCATGGTTCAGTGCGCTCCTCCATTTTCATACCAAGTAGTTCTAAACCATCAACATAAGTATCTAGCCAATCTTGTCTACTGGCTACGTCATCTTCAAAATCAGACAATAACTCACTAGCAAGGCTATGTAGGTCACTGTCACTAAGGTACTCAGCAAGGTTATCATTGAAATCTTCTTCAGTGCCATCATCGTACCCATCATCCTCGAAGTCACTGCCATCTTCAGGTTCAATATCAATTTCTAACTCAGGCATATCGCCTTCATCTGCTAGAGCTTCTATCCCTTGTGGTGCTTGGTTTATTGCTTTGTCAAACATTAGTAGTATTCTCGTCGTCTATATCGGGTTTCATGTTCTTCTTCAGGTTCATCTAAGCGGGTTCTAATGTGTCCACCTTGCCTAAACATATGCAATGCTAAACTCGTGCAGTCCACGGTATCATCGTTAGAACCCGCAGGGAACGCGGCTACTTCGTCCATAAGCTCTTGCGCCCAGCGCGTGTCAGGACACCACACAAACCCTGAAGCAAAAATGTCGGCAACTGCGGTAAGCCTTGATATTTTATCATTACCTTTTCCTGGGGTGAACTCCTGTGTTGGGATACCCATACGTCGTAGTTCTTGAATCAGCGATGCACCTGAAGCGCGTTTTTCCACAATCATTGAATCTGGTTGCCATTCATTGTACGCGTCATACACCCATTGCTTGAGTTCAGGAAACTCTACCCGATTTTTTACAACGTCAAGCAGCATTATATTTGGCTGAACTGAACCTGTTTCTTCGTCCTCATGGTAGAACACACCCCACACGGTCATCGCGCTGTAGTCAGCTCGGTTATGTTTTTCATAGGCGGTATCCCAAGACATGAGAATAAACTCTGTTGGTGGTGGGTTCTTTTTCTCCCATATACGCCACCATTCGCGCTTGACAATCGCGCCCTCCTCAGAGGTGGGGTTCTGCATATACTGAGCATTCCAAAACCGCGTAGCTAGTTCTGCTTTAGTGCGTTCTAATTCCTCGATTTTCCAATACTCAGACCACAATGGTTTTCCTGATGGCATAATGGCAGGAAACTCAATAATCTCCCATTGGTCGCCGTTAGGATTCTTAATCATGTTCCCGACAAGCCTACCCGTCAAATCCAAAACCGACCATCGCGTCATCACCAGCACTATTGCTCCACCAGGTTGGAGCCTTTGCCGCGCACCTGTCATGTACAAATCGTACACCGTGTTATGAGGTTCAGGGTTATTAGACTTACCTATCTGTTCGCTTATGGGGTCGTCGATGAGGCATAAATGACTACCTTTACCTGCGGCGTTTGTCCCAAAGCCTAGTGCGTGGTATTCACCACCTTTATTTGTGTTCCACCTAGCCGCTGCGGTAGAGTCTTTACTGAGTTTAGTTTCTGGAAATATCTCGTGGTACTTGTCGCTATCGACTAAGTTTCTTACTTTACGTCCGAAGGTTTCTGCAAGTTCAGATGAGTGAGAAAACTGCATTATCTTTTTGTCTGGGTATAACCCTAGAAACCATGCTGGGAGTAGGTACGAAGCCATCTCAGATTTACCATGACGGGGCGGCATATTGATAATGAGGCGCGTAAGTTCACCTTTAGCTATGCGTTCAAAGGCATTGGACATAATTTCAAAGTGTCTGCCGTGTATAAAGCCTTCCCACATACAATCTACAAACTTCAAAAACTTTTGCTGGGCTTCTTCTTGTGTTTGACGCTTTTCTAAGGCACTGAGAATGGCAAGGGCTTTAGCTCTGTCTATTTCGCTCATTCTGAGCAATATGTCGTTGGTTACTCTCGCAGTCATGTAACTTCACCTTCAATCACATTACTCCCTACATACTTCCCAAGCAGAGCCTTTAAATCACTCTCTAGTTCATCACTGGATTTATTGTTGATGTCTACGCTTATCTTTGTTTCAAACAACCCAACCTCAGCGATTTTACCTATCTTCTCAATGGCAGATAAGGCGATGTTCTCTTTTTCACTCTCAGCTAAGTCAAGCAACCGTGAAATGGCATAGGTACGCAGCCGCATTGCATCGTCGTGCAGGGTAAAGTCATATTTAGCCAGTAATCGGCGTACAGCTTTAGCTGCGCCTAGCGTGGTGGGCTTATCAGGGGCGTTTGGCGTTTGGAATACGATTGCACGGGCTTCGCGCTCGTCATCTTTAGACACAGGGACATCTTCACTAAATTCAGCGAAGGCTTCGTGCTGCATAGCTGTTTCCCATAAGGCTTCTGGGTTGCTATCTACGTTCCAAACAAAAGGTATTGTCGTTTCGTGTTCCATAGGGGTTTGTGACTATGTGTTATTTTTTTCTAGGGTACTACATATTAATGCGTGGTGTCAAGATACACCGCGAGGTGGTGCTGTGAAAAATTTATATATTAAAAATTTTGTTGGGTGTTTCTGGAGTGACGGGGGGTGTTTCTGGAGTGAGTGAATGCAAATGTGCAGAAACGTCAAAATGTGGTCGTTGAGTGGCTAAAACTGAGCGTAGCACCGCCGAGCCGCCAAATAATTTTTTCGGGGGGTGGGGGTCGGTTCCGCGTGGCTACCCCATGCCCGTTTCGTTGGTGCCGATTCTGCGCCTGTAGCGGTGCCTTTACGCCTCGAAAATGATTTTTTAATGGTGTTGGTGCGGGTTGTGAAGCAGTGAAGCAGTGGAGCAGTGGAGCAGTGGAGCAGTGGAGCAGTGGAGCAGTGGACTACATTAGCTAGATAATAAACTACAGGTAAAAACTTGCTTAGATTTACGCTCACTAGCTAATAATGACGATTTGTAGTCAATTGTAGTTTTATGTAGTTTAATTTTTATTATGCAAATCAAGCACTTACGGCATAAAAACGCTAATAATAATAATAAACTACAATAAATATATATAGCCCCCTGTGAGAGCTTTTTTTTTCAATTTTTACCCTTAAAAGGGCAGTTCTTTTTTTTGCATAGTTCATAAAATTGTAGTTTTGTAGTCGATAGCCCCGCAGCCCGCATTATTTTTTGTAAGTCATTGAAATATAAGGACAATAATAAACTACATAAAACTACACAAACCAAAAAATATCAACAGAATCAATAGATTGCAGTGTAGTCTAATAAATAACAACGCAAAGCAGAAAAAAGCAAGTATCAACAATCACGCGTAAATTTTAGCCACACGCTATAGACTACACAAAAATAAAAATTGTATTAAAATCAATAGCTTATATGTGTAGTCGATGAAAAAAGCAACACAAAGCAAATAAAAGCAGGAAAAAGCAACAAAAAACTAGACAAAGCAAAATATATAGACTACACTTCGCACAACTTCAAAACGCAGCACATACCGAAGCCACCACGCCACACATCGGCGTTGACATAAAAACAACATTTGTTGTGTAGCAGCAACAAGGGGAAAACATGAAAAAAGCAGACGGATTGACGCTAATTTTAGCAGCAGGATTACAAGCACACGCGGAAAAGCTCTTTTTATGCGGTTACACACACGCATTAATAATTGGCAATAAGCTATCAAAAGGCAAAAAACGCGCGTCAATATATAGAAAAGCCGCTTTTATTGCAGCTCATAGAGCAAGCAAAACACATACCGCGCCGCGCATTACAGCAACGTTAACAAGTGAAGGCTACTACAACATTTTAAGCGGATTAGATTTAATCAACGCGCACAGCGTACACAAACACACAGGCAAACAGTTGAGCCAATGGGTAATTGACAGCATACAAAGCCGCACAGGTTACACAATCCACATAATAGGAGCATAAGCAATGGCAGTGCAAATAAAAACTACTAAAAACGTCGTTGGTTATTTATATCACGGCACGCCTATTATTGGTGATTTTGTAGTTATTGAAACAATACACGGTTACGCATTTGGCATAGTAGCAGCAATAGAACATCACTATTTTACGGGTAGAGATACCGATTTACATACAGGAGCATAAACAATGGCAGGACTAACAGCAGTTTTAACATTATTGGCACTCGTAGCAGTTGCCACAGTTTACGCGGCACACATAGCACGCCGCGCAGAAAATCATTATTTTAAAAACATCTAAAGGGAAACAGAACATGAAAACATTAATGGAACAAATTGCAGCAGCAGTACAGGCACAAGGTGGATTCACACGCGACGAATGGCAAGACATTCATAACCACGGCATTGGTGGAGGCTTTAGTGGTTTTATCAGTTATTGCGACACCAACACCTTTTTTGGCACACATAAAGAAATTATCTTGCAGTTAGCCAACGAAATACGCGAGGAGTTAGGCATAAGCACACGCGGCGAAGTCTTAGCAGGTTTTCATTGCTTGAAAGGCTACACCGCCGAGGAATGCACCCAAGCACTTTACACAGAAACAGACGACACGCACATCATCAAAAACGCTTTGGCATGGTTTGCCGCAGAGGAAGCCGCACGATATATCTGTGAACAAGAGGAAGAGGAAGAGGAAGAGGAACCTTTGACAGAATACGAAGCATTAAAACTATTTGATGAAATGCTCGATGAATGTTACGAACCCATAAATGCGTTTGGCTTGACTTTATATGCAGCAGACACACTCAAAACGTGTGACCCCATCGCATACCGCGAGACATTCAATAATTGGCTAGACAGTGAAGGCTTAGAAATTCAATAGCAACCCACAGGCACGGCACACCAACAAGAGGAAACAACAATGCAAAACGAAATAGTGGCATTAATAATTACAAAACAAGAACTTTACGACTTGGATGGCGAATTGATAGGCGAACATGAAATGTCGCGTACTGAAATAGACGTAACCCCCCGTATAGGTAGTACATGGACATATAAAAGAGGGGATAAAAAACCCACATTCACTGTTTGTAATATAGTGGATTTAGTTATCAACGTAACACACACACCCGCTGTAGTTTACACAGGAGCCAGCGGCACAGCTTACGCAATGCGCGTAGCAGAATTTATTAAAAAATACCAAAAATTAGAGGGCTAAAAATGAAAAAGCATAAATTATCAGCAGTTGAGCTTTTATTAGACGCACGCGGGCAATATATCCCACGCGATTTTGTAACAGAATGCGACCCCGTGCAATGGGGATTAAAATTGGGCAGCCGCTGGATAGTTTTAGACGAAAACGGCAAACAAACCCAAGCACACATTCACAACAAAGGCGGGTGATACAGTTACACGCACCGCGCAACGATACGAACAATGGGGAAACTTTGCGTTAGTATGTATTAGTTACAAAGGCAAGCAACGCAAAGTATTTTTTAGATGAAGTGTTGGGAGATTAAAAAGATGAAAAAGATGAAAAAGATGAAAAAGATGAAAAAGCAAAAAACAACCCGCGTATTTATTGACCAGTACGGTCACGCACACTGCACAAAAACACTAACAGAACTACGCGCCCGCATTGGTGGTAGACTTTCAAAAATGTACATTGACGACAAAAACGGCGACTCTATCCATATAGGTTATGTTATCGGTGCCTTATGGCTTACTGAATACACGCGCAAGGAGCGTGAATAATGGCACAGGAGCCGAAATTTAAAACGCAGCGCGGAACGCTCACAGCTTATGCTTTAGCTTGTGGATACATTGACACACGCTACACAAAAACGGGTTATAAAATAGAACTAGAACAATCGGCAGGATGCAGCGTGTACAACGTGAAAGTATTTGATATAGCAGGGACGACGCGCCTTTGTTGGGATAGCTACGGCACCTTAAAAGACGCACGCAGAGCGCAAGCAACAAAAGCGAAGGAGCATAAATAATGGCGACAGGCTACCTCAGAACAAAGGCGACACAATACAACGTTATTGCGAGCGACACAAAGCAGACGCTTTTTAGTTCAACAAACGAACGCGAAGCATTGCAAGAACTACGCACACGCCGCGAACTTAACCCGACAAAATCTTTTGTGATACACAGAAGCAGAACCCAACAACGGAGAGCAACACAATGAAAACATATGCAAAGCAAAACAACGAGCTGTACATCAATACAAGCACGCGAAAAGTACAGTTAATTTTTAGCAGCCCCGAGACATCGCGCCGCGATTGTTGGATATGGTTGCACAACAACGAGAAACCGCAACTAAACTCGATTGAGTGGGTAAGTAAAAAAGTAGGCTATAACGTGGAGGCAATGCAATGAAACGCCTAACCGTCACAGCAGCACTAAAACATTTACGCACGCGATACAACGCACACGGCAAAAGGTAAAATTATATCAACAGGCACAGAACGCCGACCCGATAGGGCTTACAGCTTAACCGCTTTAGCCCTTTTTTATTGTCTAAAATTTGAGGAACAATATGCCATCGCCAACACTTGCAGCACTCACAGCCGTTATCTGTTTAGCAACCACCACGCACCAAGAGGCACGCAATCAAACGCCTAAAGCGCAACGCCTTGTATTATGCACAATACTAAACAACACACCAAGCAACGCTAGCCCATGCACCACGGCAACCGACCGCAACCGATACACAAGCAACCGACACGCTAACAGGTATGAAACGATAAGAACCAGCAAGCACGCGCCAGCGGTACGCATACCACGCCAAGACACTCGCGAATTCATGCAAGCATTAACAATGGCAAGCCAAGCAGTGAAAAACCCCAACGCCTTCCAATGCCCTTACAGATATTTCAACAACGCGCCACTGGGGAAACGTTTTAAAACTCACACCAAAGCCCACCGCGAAGGCGACCTACTATTTTACTGAGGGAGGCACTGGTATCAGAGCAACCACCTAGCCGTCAACAACACCACCTAGCCACGGAGAAATTTATGATATATTACTGCCACGCGAACAATTTTAATAAGGTCTACCCTGTATGAACGACACCACCAAGCCACAAACACGCACTTGTAAAGCGTGCAAACAAGCCTACCCGATTGAGATGTTTAGCACCAAGAGAAAAGGCTGGTACAACAACGACTGCACTGCCTGTATTGCCAAGCGCATAGGGAAGGAAACCAAGCCAGCTAAGGTTATGCGAACTAGAGACGTGAAAAACGCAGCAAAGATATTTACCAAATGGGATTGAGCAAATGACACCTGAAAAGAAAGTAAAAGAACAAGTGAAGGCGTTGTGCAAACGCTACGGGGCATACTACGCAATGCCTATGGGGACAGGCTACGGGAACTCAGGAGTTCCTGACTTCTTAATATGCCACAAGGGGGAGTTCATTGGGGTAGAAACAAAAGCCGATATAACTAAGAAACCCACGGCACTTCAGGAAAAGAACCTAGCCGCCATACGCGCAGCAGGAGGTGTCGCGCTGGTAATCCACAAGGATAACTTGCCAAGCCTTGAGAGCTATTTGGTGTAGTAGAGTGAAATTAAGTAAGTATTAGCTTGACAAAGCAGAAATAGGCACAGTACAATAACCTACCTTAGCCAGTTGGCTAATGAATATGGAGAACATAAATGAACGTCTCGCAGTTATACATCAAGGAGAACACATTGAGCATCATGCAGTTATACAATGGGTTATCGCCGACACAAAAGGCGAACCTACACCAAGAGCTTTTAGAGTTGAGTAGCCCCAACTCGCTCAACCCGACAAAACATCGCTTGACATTGTACAAGCTGGCACGGAAACGAAAGGGGGCAACACAACGGATATTCACAGCACTGCTTAACGTATCATTTGAGAACAGAGAACTATTTTATGACCGCATATGCGGATTAGACACACCACCAGAGGACTTTAACAATGACACAAATGACACCCAGTAACAAAAACGAAATAATGGCATTTTGGGAATCAGATGCACAAGAGGTAGAGCTACCCCACGCAACACTAACTAAAGAGATTGAACCTGATGGCGCGAGGAAAATAATAGCCTGTGAGCTTGAATTCTTAGAGCGAGAAAGTCAAGCATCGGAGGATATGTTGGACGCGCTATGTAAGCGATATAACGGAGAATGGTATTACCGCACGGGGGCGAGTGATGCGTACTACATATATTTCACCGACCCTGATGACGCAATATGGTTTGTAAACCACGCCGCTTGGGACATAGCCAATGGCTACATAGAGGAGCATACCAATGACATCTAAAACATTCAAACCACTACTCGCAGCGAAATGCGAGGATATGTCAACACTACGTTACCCTGTATATTGTAGCCCGAAGCTCGATGGCATAAGATGTGTTGTTTTTGATGGTGTGCTACTCAGCCGCACACTAAAACCTATCCCAAACAAAGAACTGCAAGCACGCTATGGCAGACCCGAATTTAACGGACTAGACGGCGAGATGATTTGGGGTAGCCCAACAGCACCCGATGTATTTAACAAAACAACGTCATGTGTCATGACACGCGATGCTAACGCAGACCACGTTAAGTTTTATGCGTTTGACTACTTTGGGCAAGCTACAACAGATGAGAAATTCCACCTACGCTTAGACTTACTATGTGAAGATTTTATAGGTGTCGAGGGTATATCTATTGTCCCGCAGCTACATTGCAAGGACGAAAAATTTTTACAAGAAGCAGAACAACGCTTTGTTAGCGCAGGGTATGAAGGCGCGATGATTCGTGACCCACAAGGTTTATATAAATGTGGTAGAAGCACGCTCAAAGAACAGATACTACTAAAGTTCAAACGCTTTGAAACGAGCGAAGCCATCATACTGGGCTTCGAGGAGAAAATGCACAACGACAACATAGCTACCACAGATGAAAGGGGGTACACTAAACGCAGTTCTCACCTAGAGAACCGACGACCTGCTGGCACATTGGGTGCCTTGATAGTACAAGACCTGGATAGTAAGGTGCTGTTTAATATAGGCACTGGTTTCACAGACGCAGAACGCACAGAAATATGGCGCAACCAAGACGCATACTTGTGTAAAACAGTATCGTACCAGCACTTTCCTGTTGGTACTGTAGACAAACCACGATTCCCCAGCTACAGAGGGATTCGCAACACAATAGACTTAGGAGTATGAAAATGAACAAAGAGAAAGTGCGTGAGTTAGCTGCAAAACTGTTTACTGAATGGGGTTTACATATTCTGAAAGGTGAAAGTGTAATCACAGAATGGCTAGAACAAAACCAGCCAGATGAGAAAAATATGTTTGATTGGACGGATGGTGAGATAGAAGGTTTCGCTATTGAGTTAGTCGGGAAAGACTTTTCAAATTTGCAGGAAGTTATCAATAATCTTCAAAGTATGTTTAAAGCCATGCGCCGTGATTTTGATAAAGCTAAATCAAAACTACCGTTAAGTAATGAGCAGGTGTATGACGAGCTTTATCAGGAATATCAGGATGTTAAAAAGGAACTCGAACAACTCAAGTCGCAGCAAGAAGTAAAGGAAGTGATTGTAGGGCTTAGTGATGAGCAGGTAGGCTACTTAGCTGCGTATTTCGTTTCTAAAGATTATGGGTTTTTTGGTGAGATTGAAACAGTCATTAAAGATTGGCAGAAATCACAAACCTTCACACAACCTGAATCAAATACGCTTGAAGTTGTCGTAGGGCTTAGTGAGGGTCAGGTTAGCAAATTTGCATACGAGCAGTATGGTGACACCGATGATGCGACCGAACTAATGCAAGATTTGATATTGTGGCTTAAAACCCAAACCTTCACACAACCAGAAGTAAAAGAAGTGGTTGTTGGGCTTAGTGATGAGCAGGTAGATGAGCTTTTTAACTACTTCCCGTTCAAAGCCACAAAAGACGAATTCATTGAGGGCTATCAAGAATGGGCTAAAACCCAAACATTCGCACAACCAGAAGTGAAAGAAATTGCGGTTGGACTTAGCGATGAGCAGGTTACCGCTTTTGCTTGTTATTATGGATTGTCAATAACAGAGCAGAGCAAATTAAGGTGTGAACTGAAAAAATGGCTTAAAGCCCAAACATTCGCACAACCAAACACATTGCTTGAATACCAGCTTGATGAAGCGAGAAAGGAAATTAATCGTGTTGAGTCCTTGAATGCCAATTTACTCAAGCAGCAGTTTCAACCTGATTGGGATGATGCGCCTGAGTGGGCTAGTTGGTTGGCTCAGGATGAATCGGGCGCATGGATATGGTATGAAACCAAACCGACACTAAACGGCATGGAGTGGGCAGAAAGAAATGGACGTGTAAAACCAGTTAATAGTGTTGACGGCTGGGCAAGAACCCTACAAGAACGCCCAAGCGAAACAGAACAAAAACAAGAGGTTGCTAAGTTTGAAGTGAACTTAGATAAACTCGATGAAGGTGTGGTATCAATTCAGTATGGGTATATCACTTACGACAAGGATGGAAATACACAATGGTTTGAAGTCGGAAATCCACTTTATCGCCCAAAACCCACACAGCAGGTTGAAGTTGGGGAGGTTTGGGTTCGCACTTTGGTCAAGATGAAGTAACTATAATTGGTATTAACGGTGCAGTGCTTGCGTATCAGAATAATAAAACAAAGAATTTTGGGACGCATGGAATATCTGATTTCCTTACTAAGTTTGAGTTAACTGGAGAATAAAAATGATTGATAAAGAAAAAGTTTTTAAGTTAGCTATGAAGTTAAAAAACTCATACGTTAATCAGTATGAGGATGCAATCACAGAATGGCTAGAACAAAACCAGCTTAATTCTGACGAAGTTCAAGATTATCGTGATGAAATAGAAGAGTTGGAAAGGCATAGCCAAGAGCTGTATGAAGAAGGTAAAGCCTGTATAAAATACCAAAATGAACTAATGGATGAAATACAGCGGTTAAAATCCCAACAAAAAGAAGTTGTTGTTGGGCTTAGTGATGAGCAGGTATTCCGTGTAGCTAAAATCATGGGTTATTCCAGTGATTCAATCACGGTTGACAGAATTAACACCTATCTTAAAACCCAAACCTTCACACAGTCACAACAATTATTTATGCCATTTAGTCCTGATTGGACTGATGTTCCAGACGACATAGTGTTGTGGAGAGTCTGTTTCGAGTGGTTAAATGAAAATCATAATGTAGTAAGGAGTGATGTTTTACAGCCTGAAATAAAACGCCCAAAACCCACACAGCAGGTTGAAGTGGGGCAGGTTTGGATGCATAAGAACACACTGAATGAATACTATATAAAATCACTCGGACAAATGAAATTTAACGGTGAGTGGCATGATTCTGTAACGTATGAATATGATGAAACAGATGAGTTCACCCGCCCACTATCCGATTTCCTTGCCAAGTTCGAGCGCGTGGGAGGGTTGGATGGCAACGTATAGAAAAATCGCAACGGTTGAAGCTGAACAATTCCTGCCGTTAGACAACAAAATACCTGCTGGAGTTATTTCTAGCGGGTTAGGCGACCCAAGAAAGCGACATGATTTAGATTGGGTTATTGACACGCTTGAAGGTCGCATGACGGTTGGAAGCGGTGATTGGATTTGCACTGGTGTTGATGGCGAAAAGTGGGCTATTAAGGATTATATTTTTAAACGTACTTATGAGCGCGTTGGAGGTTCGGAATGAAAGATGATTTAGTAAGAGAAATTGACGGCTCTATCCGTTACTGTGACAGTAACATCGTAAAACTTGGGTACTGGTGGCTGGTGAAATACAAAGTGTTTGATAGCCTTGTTGATGATGCTATCGAAGCATTCAAGCAACTTGGAGGTGGCTTATTAGCATTGTTGTTTTTGCTGTTATTGCCTAGCACACCATTCATTAAGGCATACTTTAGACTTAGACAGGCGAAAGATATGGTTGAGTACCACAATCAGTCCTATGGAGATTCAGAATGAATCAAGTTGATATTATGTGGTTTGCAGCAACCATTGCGTTAGCACTTTTAGTTACTGTTGTTTTCGGGGGTTTAAAATGATTTTATGTGATTTTAGTGTGTTAATGAAATTGGCACATAAACTTGGGCAAGCTAAAAAATTAGCTGAATTTAACGGTGACTTTGAATCTGTTGAAAAAGCCCAAAAAGAACACGACGATTACGTTGGTGCTATTTCAAAAAGTGACGGGATGATAGTAAATGCGAGGACGTAAAAAGCTAGGCGATACCAGCGAGCGCGTTATTCGCACAATATCCGATTTCCTTGCTAATTTTGAACAGGTGAAGTCATGGTTTTACTAATTATTATCCTGTTAATTTCAACAGGTGACGGTCATGGTGGAAAAGCATCAGCCGTGATACAGCAGGGGTTTAACGGACACTCTATTGATTCAAGACGTGCCTATATAGAGTGCATAAAGGTTAAAGATGAACTTGATTTAGCTTACGGAAGTCAAGTTGTTTCGTCTAAATGTGTTTCGAGTTATTGAGGGTATAACCATGAGTAAAAGAAATTTATTACACAAAAGCAAATTGGAAGATTTTAAATCGTGGTTAGATGCAGAAGGAATTCAGCATCGCGCTGGGAAAGGCAGCTATCAAGTATTGCAGGTTATGACGCACAAAGGATGGCAAGTTGTATTTGACAAGCACACGGATGAACACTTCACGGTAAATGAAGTTCTTGTTCCAATCGTGACTAGGTTTATTAGGTCTAAGAAGAAAGTGCCTGACGATGTGTCTGATTTACTTGAAGCATTACAGTTAATTTTCAAGCACTACGACAGAAACAACGGTGAAGCACCGCACCACTGTCATGCACATAAAGCGCACTGGGATTTAGATGATTCACCATGCGAAGTCTGTGCAGATTGGGAGAAGGCAAGATTGGCAATAAACAAAAGCAACAGGAGAGTACGATGATAACTGAGCATGAAGTACACACAATTCATGCCACGTTAGAGCAGATTCAAGCGATGGCGCAGTGTTTTGAAACAGTAGTGCGAACAGAAAAAGAAGGGTCTGACATGTACCAAGCAGCCAACACGGGGTTAGCGGTAATGATGGGTAACTTCATATTTAATATCAAAGGAGAATAGCATGGCGTATTTAGTAATGATTTCAGTAGTAACAACCTTTTCGGCATTAGGTAAGCCCCACGACAGCTATGTGTCATCGGTAGAACGTATAAAATATGCAGACTGTTTAGTGTTGAAAGACGCAGTAAGCAAAGCACACCACGCAGTAACGTGCATTAAGGAGGGGAAATGAACATTGTCACATTGGATTTTGAAAGCTATTTTGCTAAAGATTTCAGCCTGTCCAAACTGACCTATGATGAGTATATAAACTCTGACCGCTTTGAGGTTATTGGTGTTGGAGTTCAGGTAAATGATGGCGAACCCAAATGGTTTAGTGGGGATTACGAGGCAACAAAGCGAGCTTTAGAAGCTCTGAATTTAGAAAACAGCGCGGTCATTATGCACAATGCGATGTTCGATGCGTCTATCTTGTCATTCCACTATGGGATTAAACCGAAGGTTATCTTTGATACCCTATCAATGGCACGCGCTCTACACAACATGAACGTAGGCAACAGCTTAAGCAGACTAGCAACCCATTATGGTATCGGGGAGAAAGGTACTGAGGTTTATAACTTCATTGGATACAACCGTAAGGATTTTACGCCAGAAGAACTCGCAGCCTACGGCGCGTACTGTAAGCAAGACGTTAATTTGACGCGCCAGCTATTTGACATCATGGCACCGCACTTCAATAGCATAGAGTTGAAGCTCATTGATATGACGATACGAATGTACAGCGAACCTGTATTGCAGTATGACCGTGATTTTCTAATGAATCATCTGGAGAATGTAAAAGCTGCACAGCAAAAGTTCTTAGATGACCTTAACTTAACAGCAACGGAGCTACGTTCAAACCCTAAATTCGCGGACTTATTGCGAGCGCAAGGGGTAGAGCCACCCACAAAACTGAACCCGAAAGGTATTGAAACCTACGCCTTCGCCAAGACCGATGAAGGACTCAAAGATTTACTAGAGCATGATAACCCCGCAGTTCAGGCACTGGTAGCAGCGCGTTTAGGCGTGAAAAGTAGTTTAGAAGAAACCAGAGCGCAAGGTTTTATCGAAACAGGAGATAGGTGTGAGGGTAAGCTCCCTGTAGGTTTAAGTTACTATGGAGCGCGTTCAGGTCGCTTTAGTGCAACACAAAAAAGTCAGTACCAGAATTTGCCTAATAAGTCAAACCTCAAGCAAGGTATCATCGCGCCGCCCAACCATGTTATCGTGGGTTTAGACTTATCAAATATCGAGCTGCGTGTAGGACTCTGGTTCGCTGGGCAGTGGGACAAATTAAAAATTCTACAAGACGGGTTGGATTTGTACAAAGACTTCGCATCAACAGTATTCAACGTGGCGTATGATGATGTGACTAAAGACCAAAGGTTCATTTCAAAAACGTCGATTTTATCCTTGGTATATGGCACCTCTGACAATAAACTACGCACAGCTATTAAAGCAGGTTCAGGGGTGGACATTGGTGATGTAGAAGCAAAGCGCATTGTATCTTTATACCGCGAAGAACATCCTAATGTCGTGGCTTTATGGAAACAAGGAGGTGAAGCTATCAAAGCCATTGCCAACAATACAGTCATGTACATGGGGGAAAACAATGTGTGCTATGTAGACGGGAAAAAAGGAGTGCTACTCCCTTCGGGCTTATATATGCAGTATCAAGGACTTCGCCAACAATATAACGAGGGGAAAAAAGAGTGGGTATATGATAAGAACTCACGGGAGATAGATAGGATATATTCTAGTAAATGTATGCAGAATTTGACCCAAGCACTTGCTCGATGTGTTATTGGCGAGGCAATGGTACGAATCCATAGGTACTATCCCATCTGTTTGACAGTACACGACTCTTTATATAGTATTGTCCACGAGTCACAAGCTCAGGCAGCCTACGAGTTCATGCTTGATGAATTAACCAAAACACCCGCATGGCTACCAGGCATCGTACTTGCTGCTGAAGGTGGTTGGGGTAAAACATTGAAGGATGTGTAATGCGATTACATGATTTAATACAACAGTTAAAGCAGTTCCACCCTGATTCGCAGGTGGATATGTACCACGTTATACCATCACCCGATGGCGCGAAAACGTATATGAAACTATCACCGTCAGCAATGTACCTAGAAGATGGTGGCGCAGTAATAACCATAGAACTATCAGCAACAGGAGTAAGATAATGACAATAGGTGAAGTAATTAAGCTGTGGGAAGATGAGCTGCAAGAACTGAAAGGTGTTCTGTACCAACTTGGGGATAAGGCTGATACAGTCCAGTACAACTTATACGCTGCTGAAGCCTTGAGATTATCTATGTGCATTAACGAGATATATAAACAACAGATAGGGGTAAGAAAATGACACCACCATATAAAATAGCCGCGTGGAGTTACAGTTCATTAGGTACGTTCAAACAATGTCCGCATAGGTATTACCGTGAACGAATTGCTAAAGACATCACCAAAGAACCTGATACTGAAGCCATTATATATGGTACAGAACTACACAAAGCAGCAGAGGATTATATTGGTGAAGGTACAGCTATTCCGCCACAGTTCAGCTACATACAAGTGTGGCTTGATAAACTAAAGGCTATTGAGGGTACCAAGTACGTTGAACGCAAGATGGGTATTACTCGAACAGAGGGTGTATTCGGGGCGTGTGATTTCTTCGCCCCTGATGTGTGGTTTCGTGGGGTAGCCGACTTATTGATAGTCAGCGCAGATAGTACAACAGCCTACATCGTGGATTACAAAACAGGTAAAAACGCAAAGTACGCAGACCCGTTACAGTTAGAACTCATGGCAGCGTGTGTATTCCTTTTACACCCTACAGTGATAAAGATTAAAGGTATGTTGCTGTATGTAGTATCGCGGGAAGTTATCACTAAAGAATATGAGGTTCAAGACCGCTTCAAAGTGTTTGAGAACTTAGACGAAGTGCTGCATCGCAGAACGGTAGCCTACGAAACAGGTGTATTCAATAAGAACCCGAATGGCTTATGCCGTGCATGGTGTCCTGTAGTGGATTGCGCCTATAATGGGAGAGCAAAATGACATGGTATCTAAGTTTGATGGGTGTGGTAGCGGTGCTAGGCATTAAGTTGCTCGTAGAAGCAGCGGACATTATGGTAACAAATTTATTTAAGGGGTTGTGATGGAAGTTAGAGTAGGCAGTTTATGGAAGCACAAAGAAACAGGGGAAGGCGTGGTAATCAGATACTTAGGTATCTCAAAAGACATTAACAACACAGAGGTAGACGTAGCGGGTACCTTGAGTGACTCAGGACGTAGTTATGTCTATTCGCACAAAGCGATAGTCAAATACTTTGACGAGGTGGACGATGTATAAGGAGCGCAACGATGCCATATAAGAATCCAAAAGACCGTGACTACAAACACGAGCATGAACTGGAAATGCAGAAACCCGAAGCGCGAAAGCTAAGAGCTAAACGCCAGACAGCACGCAGAGCGTTAGATGCACAGGGCATAGACCGTACAGGTAAAGACATTGACCACAAGAAACCATTAAGCAAAGGCGGGTCAAACAAGAAAGAAAACCTGCGTTTAGTTTCACCAGAAACAAACAGAGCCTTCTCACAAAAGAAAGGCAAGACGGTTAAGAACGCAGACCCAGGGAGTCGAAAGGTATGACAGTTAGTTTGCCCGTAGCAGCAATTAGGCAGTACGCACGGGACGTAGGGATGAATGAGGGGTTTATGCAGCAACACCAAGATATGATTGAGTCCTTCGCCCTGCGTGTAGCCTCTGCCCAAAAGAAGAAAGACCAGCAAGCAGTAAGAGCATGGTACTTCAACAAAGCAATGAACAAACCGCAGCTATTTGAGCTGCTTGAATCAGCATAATGAAACGCCCTGTGTAACAGCAGGGCTACTTGGGTTTGACCCAATGACAATGGAGAAAATAATGGAAATAATTCAAAACAAAGCACTACTCGTAGAAACCGAGTACCCAGAACGTATCACCACAATTATCCTGAAGTCAAAGCTGGTAGCCCACAACCAAGTGTTAGTCCATTGGGGGCATGATGAATGCAAAGTGCTGCATAACTTAGGGTTCAAAAACACGCCGTCACTCATCGAGAAAGAATATCAGTGGACAGGTATGTATAAACCGTTTGACCACCAACGCATATCGTCGGGGTTTTTAAGTATGAACAAACGCGCATACTTATTATCAGAAATGGGTTGTGGGAAGTCAGCCAGTGTAGCGTGGGCTGCGGATTACCTTATGAATCAAGGACATATTAAACGTATGTTGATTATTTGTCCGCTGTCTATTATCAAAGCTGCGTGGCAAAGTGATTTGTTTAAAGTGGTTATGCACAGAAGTGTTGCCATCGCACACGGCGATAGACGCGCCCGTGTCGCAGCGATACAAAGCAAAGCAGATATTGTCATCATAAACTACGATGGTGTTGAAACGGTAGCCGCTGAACTCGCTGCTGGGGGTTTTGACTTATTCGTACTGGATGAAGCGACAGCCATTAAGAAAGCATCGACACGCAGGTGGAAGGCGATTAACCAGATAATCAAACCAGATGATTGGTTGTGGCTTATGACAGGAACACCTGCTGCTCAATCCCCTGTGGACGCTTATGGACTAATAAAACTTCTCCACCCGCGCAAAGTAGATAAGTCAGAACACCAGTTCAAAGACCGCGTGATGTTTAAAGCCAGTCAGTTTGTGTACAAACCTAAAGCGGACGCAATGGAATATGTCCACTCACTTATGCAACCAGCTATTCGTTAT